CTACGAATGCAACACAGAGCTCGCTCATGGCGAATGGTCACTCTACAGAGTGTACGTCTACGAGTACGAGTTCTTCACAGAGTATCTGTGCTTCAAGTGCACAGAGAAGTAAGGAGAGAAGAGATGTTTCGATTCTGGAAGCGCAAGAGAGCAATGAACACCTACTGTGAGGCAGACCTCGCGATGTCGCTGTTCCTTCAGCTCATGAAGGAAGTTCCTGCCAAAGAGTTGACACTGCAAGCGGTAGAAGACGCTGCGACGGTAGCTGTCGGTGGAGCAAACATCTTCACCAGAACATTCAACGGCGAAGGAGAGGAGCTATGAAGGAGCTGGAGGAGCCGCGCGATCTGATCAAGAGGTGGAACACCCTGAACAGACTTGCGAAGGAAACGATCGAACAAGAGCGCACACTCAGGCAGCGCATCTGCAACGACATCTTCGGTGAGCAGCAAGGTCGGCTGAACATGACGGAGAACTACGGAGGCACGAAAGTACGTGCGAAGCGCGACCTGAAGCCGAAGCTGGACAACGAAGATGAGTTGCTCGCAGCGTGGGCAGACATGAGCGAAGAGGAGCAAGAGCTGTTCACTCAGGTGTGGAATCTGTCCAGCAAGATACGCAATCTGCCGAGCGACAGCATCGTGTGGACTTTCGTCACTCTGCATGATGCGATGCCCACGCTAGAGATCGTGGATGACTGAAGAGGAGCGAGAGCTAGCTGTCAAGATGGCGATCTTGGTCTACCAATCAACACAGGAGCTCTCAACGCTTGCTAGTGACGAAACGATGAGGGATGCGATACAGCAACTCGGTCGCACGACATTGGTCATGCTCTTGCTGTGTGACGAGATTGCTGGAAGACAGGCTGCCGATCTGCTCGGCGTCATAATCCCTCCGCTCGATAGAAGCAAGCTCAACTGATTTCAAAGATGCCAAGCCTTCACAGGGAACGCGCGGCACAACCAAGAAGAGGAACGTAATGGCGATTTCATTCAAGACAATCAGTGAGGCGATCGGAGACTCCGGCGTCAAGATACTTGTGTTCGGTCCAGCAGGCTCTGGCAAGACGGTTCTGCTCAGCACCATCCTGCGTCGGCTGAAGCGCATCCATGAAGAAGGAGGCGCAAAGCGCAAGCTCCTCATCATCTCTGCCGAGAGTGGTCTGCTCTCGTTGCAGGATCTGCCGCAAGAGCTTCAGGACTACATGCAGGTCGTGGAGGTCAGCACCATCGAAGACGTGGACGAGGTGTACAATCTGCTGACAAGCGATTCAGATCATCCGTTCGACTGGATTGCGCTTGACTCTGTGACGGAGATCGCGGAGGTGCTGCTCGCAAACGAAAAGCAGCTCTCGCCTGATCCGCGCAAGAGCTACGTCGCAGCGGCTGACAAGATGTTCGCGCTCTTGCGCAGCTTCAGGGATCTCCCGAACGTCAACGTGGTCATGAGCGCGAAGGAGCAGAAGTACATCGACGACAACGGTGTCGCTACGTTCGGGCCGATGATGCCCGGAAATCAGCTTCGTCAGGGAGTGGCGTATCTGTTTGATGAAGTGTTCGCGCTCCACGCCATTCAGGTAGACGCCGGAGACGGCGACAAGCGCACAGAGCGCAAGATCCAGACGGGCCTGAACCTGATGCGTGACTGCAAAGATCGCAGTGGGAAGCTCAGCATGTGGGAAGACCCCGATCTCACAATGATCGTGGACAAGATCAAAGGCGAGTACGTCGCGCCGCCCGAGAAGGAGCCGCTCCTCCCGACAGAAGAAGAACTGGAGAAGGCGGATCAAGAGCGTCGCATCAAGGAAGACGACGAGCTCGGGCGACAGATGAACGCCTGATTAGATTTCAACAACGAGCACTCCCATAGGCGAGTAGCTCAAACCAAAGGAGGCCATCATGGCCCAACTGCCCGGAGCATTCAATAGCAGCGAAGAAAAGGGAATGGACGACTTCAGTCCTGTCCCCGTCGGCAAGTACCTTGCGATGATCGTGGAGAGCGAGTTGAAGGACAACTCCAATCAGAACGGCAAGATCCTGTCGTTGAGGGTGAAGATCATCGACGGCGAGCACAAGGGACGTCTGGTCTTTGACAACCTGAACATCGTCAACCCGAGCGAGCAGGCAATGGAGATCAGCCGGAAGGCGCTCGCTTCCATCGGGAAGGCCGTCGGTGCTGGTACGTTCACCGACACAGAGGTGCTTCACGGAAAGCCGATGCTCATCACGGTCGGCATGACGAAGGCTACTCCGCAGTACCCTGCACGGAACAAGATCAGCTTCTACGATCGGGCACCGAACTCGCCGCTCGAAGGAACTGACAAGCCGAACGGTGACGTCGCAAAGACACCGTGGAGCTAAACGAGTTGAGCGATGCCTCACAGCATCGCTTGACCTGATGGGAACTAGACCACCCCATCGGCGCAAGAGCGTGGAGTTGGCTTGAGCCAACGCTCGCCGACAAAGCGCAGTGTCGACCGAGGAGGGCAGGGTTACTCTCTTCCCTTGTTCTTCTCGGTCGGCCTCTTGTGAGTAATGTCATGAAAACTATGCAAGAGAGAATCAAGGCTACTGGCGTCACAGACATCGCTACCATCAGTTACGCGATAGGAGTTCGGTACAACACAATTCTGCGGCTCGTGCGTGATGGACACGAGCCGATCTCAACGGTCGATCAAACATTGATAGCCATCTGGCTGAAAAAGAAGGAGGACAAGAAATGAAACGAATGGCAGCAATCACGATCCTCATGTTTGGATGCGCGACATACGCGCCTCCTGGATCTGTTCACTTCCAAGAAGGATACGTCCACGGATGCACGACTGGCGAAATGTCGGCTGGGAATCCGTGGCGACAGTACACGAAGGAACCGTATCGCTACGAAAACACGCCTGACTATCGCAGTGGATGGGACGACGGCTTCATGATCTGCAAAGGCAAGTACGAAGCGCTCAGTAGGCGATACTGATGGTCAAGCTACCCGAGAATCCAAAGACACTCAAGTTTCAGCTTGACTCCAAGACTACAACGCCGAGAAGAAGTGTGCGTATCGGAATGGCGTCCATTGGCGATGCGTGTCGTCGGCGTCTGTGGTTCAAGTTTCGGTGGGCGAGCCCACTGCAAGAGCTACCGTCGCGCGTTAATCGCATCTTCAAGTTCGGCGACATGATCGAAGAGCTTGCAGTAGCGGAGCTCACCGAGGCCGGATACAACATCACTGATCAACAAGATCCCGTTGAGGGATTTGCTGGTCATGCGTTCGGCTACACAGATGGGCTCATCCATAACGTTCCGGAGGCACCGAAGACACCGCATCTGTTTGAATGCAAGAGCATGAAGGCGTCTTCGTTCCGTGCAGCCGTGAAGCGGAATGATGTGCGCGTGAGCGAGCCGAAGCATTACGCACAGATGCAACGCTACATGCACGCGAAGGGTCTTACGCGCGCACTCTACTTCGTAGTGTGCAAAGACACGTCCGAAGTGCACATCGAACGTGTCTACTACGACAAGGGATTCTCCGAGGATCTTGTGCGCAAAGAGATGGACATCATCATCGCCACTGAGCCGCCGACGAAAGAGTTCATCGAGACTCAGTTTGAGTGCAAGTTCTGCGACCACAAAGATGTGTGTCATCGCGGAGCACGTCCGGAGCGTAACTGTAGGACCTGTGAGAATGTCGACCTTGAGGAAGGCGGCATCTGGCGTTGCACTCTGGACGGCAAGAAGCTTGAGGTGGAAGATCAACTGAAGGGCTGTGGAGAGTACACTCAGCTCGCGATAGGAATAGACTGGAGTCTGTAATGCAAGACAAGGAATGCGTTTGTGGTCACTCGCTATTCACACACGACGAAGAATGGATCTGTTGGTGGATCCATAAGGACGGGACGATTTGTACCTGCATGAAGTTCCGTGAGTATGATCCAGTGCGATCTTCAATGAGGATGCTCAGCCTTACGATGATCGGCGCTGCGGTCTTCTACGGCGGACTGATGCTCTGGTGGTGGATGTCATGATCATTCTAGGCGGAGGCTACGCTGGTCTGATAGCAGCCTGCATGAACAGACACGCGATTGTGTACGAAGCATCAGAAACCATCAGGACAACGCACGACGCTGTCCTTCGGTTCAAGACGGACGTGGTTTCAAAGGCGACGGGCATCCCATTCAAGAAGGTGCTTGTTGACAAGTACATCTACGACGATCGCATCAGCGAGTTCGTTGCTCCCAATCCAGAGCTGAATGCAGCCTACTCTATGAAGGTGAGCGGCAAGATCCATCGCCGTTCCATTATGGGCACAGGACTCGGGCTTGAACGGTACATCGCACCGAGAGATTTTTTGGAGCAGATGGCAAAGAAGTGTGAGTCGCGCATCGTATCGTTGGCACAAGTAGAAGGCTTCAACGAGCGCGAGATACTTTTCAAGGACGAGGATGGCCTGAACAGGTTGAATATTCCTGTGCTGTCCACGATCCCGATGCCGGTCGTGTGTGAATGGATCGGGCTGCATACGTTCGTGGAGTGGACATCCAGGAAGACATACTCTACTGTCTTCCGCATTGAAGGCGCAGACGTCTACAACACGATCTATTTCCCATTCGGGAGCTCTGTCTATCGTGCTTCGATGGAGGGAGATCTACTCAAAGTTGAGTCAACCCAACCGATCAAGTATTTTGATGCTTGGAGCGCATTCAAGCTCAATGGATGGATGAAGAACAACAAGATCAGTGGTGACTCCGAGATCGTGAAGTGGAACACAGAGACGCCACTCGGCAAACTTGCACCTCTCAAGGATGAAGCTTTCCGCAGACAGGTGATACTCAACCTGACTAAGGATTTCAACATCTACAGTCTTGGACGCTTCGCAACATGGCGCAACATCCAACTGGACGACATCGTCAACGACGTGAATCGCATCAACGAGATCGTAAACAAAGATGAGTATGATAGGATGCGCGGATGAAAAACAAATGGTGTCGTTGGGGACTTCATAAGTACGTTCCTGCTCCGTTCGGCTTCTCTTCGCACTGGTACTACTTCAAATGCGAACGATGCGGGAAGGCGAAAGCTAAACACAAAAGAGGGAGATGATCATGGAAGTAAAACTAATTGACTACCAGAAGGATGCGCTTGCGCTCCTGCTCTACACAAAGAACACTCGGCTTCAAGGCGAAGAGACTTTGGAGTCAATCAAGGAGTGGTCGCCCGACAAGCAACAAGAGCATCTCGCGTACATGCTTGACACCATCAAGTCATCGTGGGAGTTCTGTCGCTACATCTTTGAGATCAACGGTGTCAGCCGCGCGTTTACGCATCAGCTTGTTCGCACGCGGAACAACAGTTACGCACAAGAGAGTCACAGGACTGTGGACGCGAGCGATCATGAGTTCATTAAGCCTTATGGTCTTGACGAGAACAAGAGCTTTGGCGACTTCGCGTGGATCATGCAGACTGGAGAGAATTCCATTAACGAGTATTCCAACATGATCGAAGAAAACGTTCCTCCTGGAATTGCTCGCTCCATCCTGCCAACGAACATCAGCACATCCATCATCGTGGGAACTGATCTGCGCACGCTGCATCAGATGGCTGAGGTGCGTCTGTGCACGCGCACTCAGGGCGAGTATCAAGACGTGTTCCGGCTCATGAGAGATCGCGTCGTGGAGGTGCATCCGTGGGCGACGGACTTCATCAAGGTGTTCTGCGCCAATCATGGGACGTGTTGCTTCCCGCGATACACGGAGTGTCCGATCCAGAAGTACACATACATGAATGACATTGAGGGACATCAGATGCGCCTCGGCATCATCAAGGAGGAGCACGAAGCAACGAGGCACGAGGCTAATCCTGTCGCGAAGAAGGGAATGTCGCAATGAATCCCGCTGACATAGTCGCAAACATCCTGGAGAAGGCGGCGAGCACCTTCCGGAGCAAGCGTACTGTCTACGGAGACAACTGGATCACAGTCGGCTATGTGCTTGTCGAGTTGTTCCCAGAAGGAGTGAAACTTAAATCTGTTGCTGACTTCACAAGGATGTTCGTGCTGATGATGATCGTCATGAAGACGACCAGATACGCGCGGAACTTCGGGAACGGACATCGCGATTCGATTCGCGACATCACAGTCTATTCAGCCATGCTGGAAGCGTACGACACAGAAACTTTCGATCATGAAGACGAGGTGAACGAGAAGTGAAAGCTGCAATCGTGACTGGAGCATCCGATGGTCTTGGGTGGGAGATCGCCAATCTGCTCAGGGAGAAGATGCCTGTCTACAACCTGTCCATCAACGTGCCGAGCAAGTCGTTCAGCGACTACTCGTTTCCGGTGTGGAGCTACCTGTGCGACATCACAAGTGAATCGGACATCGTGGGCGCGATGGACCTGATCCGCGACGGTGATGACAAGATCTACTACCTCATCAACTGCGCCGGAACAAACGGCATTGATTACCTGGAGCACACGAAGGAAGAGCTCTGGGACAGGGTGATGGGCGTCAACGCGAAAGGCATCTACCTGATGTCCAAGCACACTCTTCCTCATCTTGCGCGCTGGGGAGGCACGATACTCAACATCGTGTCAAATGCTGCGCACGTTCCAATGACGAGCAGCATCGCCTACAACGCGAGCAAGGGAGCAGCGCACATCATGACGCTACAGATGGCGCGTAAG